AGTTGGCGATGGCTGTGCCGCCGGAGTTTGACCAGTTGAACACGGTGGTGGGGTGGCCTGGCACGGTTGTTGATGTGTTGAATGAGCGTCGCGTCATTGACCACATCAATGTGCCTGACTCCGTTGAGATGACGGACATCATTAACGTGGTGTGGGATGCGAACGACTTGGATTCGGAGGCTCCGCAGCTTCAGTTGTCGGAGATGATCCATGGGATCGCGTTTGTTGTGGTGGCGCGGTCTGAGGATGGTCGGACGATTGTGTTGCCGACTCCTGCGACTCGAATGACTGCCGAGTATGACCGGTCGCAGCGTCGGATCACGGCAGCGGCGTCGAATGATGACGCGTTGAGGCCTGGCGATAAGCGGCAGGCGACGTTGTACTTGCCGGATCGTACGGTGGTTGTGGAGTTGTGGGGTGACTCCAGGTACCGGGTTGTTAACGAGTACCGGAACCCGTCTGGTGTTGTGCCGGTGGAGCGGTTCGTGAACAGGCAGCGGCTGGATGCGCCGTGGGGGCGGTCTGAGATCACGCCTACGGTGATTTCGGCTACGAACCGGGGTGTTCGTACGTTGGTGGCGATGGAAGTTGCCCGTGAGGCGTTCGCGATGCCGTCGCAGTTCCTGTTCAACGTGGCGCAGGAGGCTTTCCAGGACGCTGATGGGAATCAGGCTGAGGCGTGGCAGATGTATTGGGGTCGGTTTAAGGCGTTGACGGGTGCGTTGAATGAGGATGGTGAGCCGTCGCCGCTGCAGCCGGATGTTAAGCAACTGCCTGCGTCGTCTCCTGCGACGTTGATTGACATGATCAAGATGGATTCGCAGATCATCGCTGCGGAGGCTGGTATTCCACCGTCTAACCTGGGGTTCGTCACGGATAACCCCCCTAGCGGGGATGGTATGCGGGCGTATGAAAAACGGGTCATTGACCGCGGGAAGATGCGTAACAAGGTTGATGGTGGGTCGTATAACCGGATGTGCCGGTTGATGCTCCTCGCTGAGGGTGTCCCGTTCGATCAGTTGCCGCGGGTTCAAACGATCTGGGCTGATACAGCGACGTATGCGCCGGCTGCGATCACCGATGCGGTTGTGAAGAAGGTTCAGGCGGGGATGGTCCCGGCTGATTCTGATGTTGCGCTTGAAGAGGTTGGGTATGACCGGGTTCAGGTTGAGCGGATCCAGCAAGACCGGCGGCGCAGCAACGGTTCGACCGCTTTGCGTGCGATTAGCCAGGCCGTGGCAACTGGTCAGCCGGTGGTGACCGCGGGTGGCGTTGCAGGCGTTAACGGCGCAACACAGGGCTGACCTCGCGCAACTGACAGGGTTAGCTGAGAATGATCTGCGACTGATCTGGGCTGAGTTCAACAACGCTGACCCGTTGGCTGGGCTGATGGATGTGCTGCCCGAGTTGGTTGCGGTGTACGGCTCAGCTGCTGCCGCGTTGGGTGCTGAGTGGTACGACGAGATGCGGGAGGCCGCCGAGGTCGCCGGCCGGTTCACGGGTATCGCGGCTGAGCTCCCCGACGTTGGGCGGGCTCATGCACTTGCCGGTTGGGCTGTCAACACGGGACTCACTGAGGAATCCGTGTTGGCGCTGGCTGTTGGTGGGTTGCAGCGCATTGTTGCCAACCAGGACCGTATGTCAGTCGCAGTGTCAACGATCGCGGACCCGAAGGCGGAGGGTTGGCAGCGCGCCGGCCGGGGGAAGTGCGATTTCTGTAATGTCCTGATCGGGCGTGGCGCTGTTTACTCCGAGTCCAGCGCCGACTTCGCATCCCACGACCATTGCCACTGTTATGCGGTGCCGGCGTTCGGCGGGAAGCCGCGGTTGGTGAAACCGTACGTGCCGACTACGAAGAATGTCACTGACGCGGACCGGGCCCGTGTGCGTGCTTACATAGCCGCAAACCCGCAGTAGATTCCATGCCCTAGCGCGATGCGACGGGCACAAACTGATTGGAAATAGCCGCGATGGCTGACGAAGCACCAGCAACCCCCCTGTCCGGGAACGACCCTGAGGGTGCAGCTGCCCCCCCGGAATCGGACGCTGACAAGCAGTTGGGGGAGAACGGCGAGAAGGCGTTGCGTGCGGAGCGTAAGCGCGCTGCGGACGCTGACAAGCGGGCCACTGAACTTGCTGCCCGGTTGAAGCAGTACGAGGACGCAGGCAAAACGGCTGAGCAAAAGGCAGCCGATGAGCGTGCGGCTCTTGCTAGTGAGCGTGACACCGCGACGGTGCGTGCGCTGCGTTACGAGGTGTGCGAAGAGATGGAACTGCCGTTGAAAGCGGCGCGGTTCCTGACCGGTGCCACCAAAGCTGAGATCCAGGAGGCCGCTGAGGCGTTCAAGGCTCTCGGGGTGGCGTCGAAACCCGCGACGGGTTTACCGCCTGCACCGAACGCGGGACGTGAGGCCAAGAAGGCCGGCGGTGGGGCTGCTGGGCTGGAAGAGGCCCAACGTCGGTGGCCCCAGAAAACCGCGTGACCACGAATCATTTCTGATCGTTCCTGAAAGGAGCGCCAATGAGCACCGACATTTCGGTTTCTACTGTGGCGTCTTACCAGGCGGAAAAGCGAAGCTGGCTGCTCAGCTCTCACGGGACCGAACCGGGTACGACACCATCCATCAACCTGGACGTTTCGGCGTTCACCGCGGCCACTCACTACCCGAACGGGTACCTGCTCTCGGGCATTGTGCTGGGCAAGATCACCGCCACCGGCAAGTACGGCCCGTACGTGGATGCCGCTGTGGACGGGACCGGTGTTGCTGCTGGGTTCCTGTTCTCTTCGGTGAAGGTTCCCAACACTGCGGATACCACGAAGGACACCAACGGGGCGCTCGTGGCGCATTGTTTCGTGGATGCGGCGAAGCTGCCGATCGCGAACGCTGCCACTGGTGGTGGGTTCATCGACACCAACGGGCGGACCGACCTCAAACTCGTCCACTTCACGAACTGATCGGGGGACTGACACATGGCTATTTTCTTTGATGCCCCGGTCGAGCCGGATGACCTGACCACTTTCGTTCGGAACGTGCCGCTCGCGGCGAGTCTGCGCCTGTCGCAGATGTTCCCGACCAGGGTTCACACCACCAACTCCATCAACTTCGCGGAGATCGTCCGCACTAACCGCACCGCGCGGTACCGGTCGTATGACGGTCGGATCCACGTGTCTGAGCGTGACAGTGGTTCCGAGAAGATGGTGAAACTCGCGCCGCTGTCGACGTCGCTGTCAATGGGTGAGTACGAGCGTCTTCAGTTGGAGTTCGCGCGTACCTCCGGCACGAACCAGCAGGCTCTTGCAGCGTCGATCTACAACGACGCGGAGAACCTGACCCGTGAGGTTCAGAACCGGTGGGAACAGGCGTGGGGTGATGTCCTCACTGATGGGAAACTCACCATCAACGAGGAGGGGTTCCAGTCGGAAGCCGACTACGGCATTCCCACTGGTGTCACTGCTGCCACCCCTGGCGGTTCGCAGGTTCTCACTGCTGGCACGGTGTGGACGACGATCGCGACGGCTGACATCCTCACGGACCTGATCACGTGGACGGATGTTTACATCGCGAACAACGGGTTCGCGCCCGCGTCGTTCCTGACATCGCAGCGGGTGATGCGGTTGTTCCAGACGAACGCGAAGATCATCAACGCGATCAAGGGTTCCGCTGCCGGCGTGACCCGCGTGAACCAGGCTGACGTGGTGGATCTGCTGTCCTCGAACGGGCTGCCGACTCCGCTGGCGCCGTACGATGCCCAAGTCGACATCGACGGCACATCCACGAGGGTGATCGCGGATGACCGGGTTGTGTTCCTGCCCCCGAACCTGGGGGATCTCGGGCACAACGCGGTCGGTGTGTCCGCGACTGCGTTGGAACTGGTCAACGCTGCGCAGTCTGACCTTTCGTTCTCCAACGCGCCGGGCACCGTTGGTGTTGTCATCAAGTCCGGGCCACCTTTCCGCCAGTGGGTGTACGTGGACGCGGTGGGTATGCCGGTGCTGGACAACGCGAAGCTGCTGATGGTGGCGGATGTCCTGTGAGTAAGAAACTGGCTAGCACCGTGCATGTTGCGGATGCTGATGGTGTGGTGCAGGTGTTCGGGCCCGGTGATGATGTGCCGGCGTGGGCTGAGAAGGCCATCACGAACCCGAAGGCGTGGGCTGAGGACGAGCCGGAAGACCCGAAGCCCGCGGCCAGTCGCGCGAAGAAGTAGGGGGGTAGCGCCAGGTGGTTCCGTTCGCTGATTACACGGATGTTCAGGCCATCTGGCGTCCCCTGTCTGATGATGAGATCGTCACGGTTACCAGTTGGATTGCTGAGGCGTCGCAGCAGGTGCGTGATGATGTGCCCCCGGTTGGTGGGTTTGATGTTGATGAGCGGATCACTGCTGGCACGTTGAACCCTGACACGGTTCGTTCTGTGGTGGCTCGGATGGTTCGGCGGGTGATGATTAACCCGGATGGTGATTCGTCGGTGACTGAGCAGACGGGGCCGTTTGCGGTGACTCGGACGAAGTCGGCTTCTACTGCGTCGGGTGATTTGTTTATTACGGCGCGGGAGTTGGCGCGGTTGTCGGGTCAGCGTTCCCGTCCTCAGGTTGCGTTCATGGTCAACCCGGGTGTCGCGGCTACATTCTGATAGGGAGTTCATTGGATGTCTGAGAAGCGAACGGTGTTGGTTGAGTCCATCTCCTATTTGGGGACGGATGGTGAGGATCATGTGGGTGTGCGTGGTGAGCACATCACTGTGGCGAAGGCTGGGATTGAGCATTTCGATTGGGTGCATGATGCGACCCCGGAGGCTCAGGGCGTGGCTCGGTTGAAGGCTGCGGAAGAGGCAGCCAAGCCTCGTGCTGCTGCCCCGGCTGCGGCTAAGGCTGCGGACAAGGCTTAGGTCGTGTTCCCGTTCGGTGAGCCGGTGTTGGTTCCC